GGGTGACAATTGGAGGTCAGATAAAAGCAGAAAGAAGAAGGAAGCGCATGAAAGAGTACATAACCAAATGAGGGTTGTTTACCAGGTAAACTGGACAGCCAGTAGCTGGAGGGATAGAAGGAGGCGATCACTCAACGAAGCGAACTTCGGGGAAGTGGATGCGGTAAGCCACAGGAAGACTAGCGGCAAACAAGTGATCGGGCATGTGTGCGTGAGCCAACCGGGCGACATCAAGCGCCTCCCAAGCATTGGGGTCCACATGCTGAAGAAGGCCCAAGTAGTTGGTCCACTTTTCGACAGCCGAAGGGTCGCGAGACATCAAAACCATGGTGCGGTAGTGAATTCCGCGAGCGGAATAGACTGGTTCCTCACCGCCGAGCTCGAAGCCAGAAAACTCGCCGGTGAGGCCGTTTTGGTCCTTAAATTCCCACACAGTGTCGGGAAATGGCAAGGCGTCGGCGCAGCGGTCCATGGCCTCGTCGTCACCGTTGATCGCAACGGTGTCCTCGGGCTGAACGCGAAGGACAAGGGAGGCGACGACGCAGCGGCGCATGGAATTCATGGTCCACGTGAACCTGTCACCGGACGGCTGTCCGGTCTGTAGGTTGCCGTGCTGAGAGCGGGTGCTGAGACGTCTGTTAATGTAAGCCTCCACATACGGTTCAGGGAAGCCGACGGAGCGGAACAGGTGGGCGTCGAAATTCAGCACCCCGGCGTCGCAGCCAACGTCCCAGCGCGTGATGTCAGAAGTGTGAACTCCGTTTCCGACTCGCCATCTGGCCTTGTATGCAGTCTTAAACTGCTCAGGGTTCATACGGCGGTAGAACAAAAAGTTCGGGGGAAAAGCCGGAAAGAGTTCGTCCTCTAGAAACAAGGCGTAGGCCGCGTCCTCCAAAGTTTGGGCAATGTCGTACTCATAAATTAGCTGGCCAGGGATGGCCTCCAGTTTAGTGCGTTTTTCCTCCTTGTTAATGACCTGGAGTTTGAGCTTGTTTACAACGTCACAACCAGTTCGCTCAGGGTCGTGCGCGCGCAGCTTTGACATCACCATCGCCTCAGTGCGTCCGGCCTCGTACTCGGTGCGCGCCCTGTCAAGGTAGCCGACGTGCTTGTCAGGAGTCCACTTGGGAAGATCCGGCACCAG